CTTATGCCCTTTGTCCGCGCATGGATGTCAGGGATATTATTCGTGCGCAGACCGACCCAGTTGGACTTAGATTGCCTAATGAATGCCAATGCTTCGGAGGACAACTTCTTGATAGATGTGCTTCTTGTTTTGAGAACCTGCGAACAAGCCCTTTTAGATCAGTCATCTCAATTGATTCGATCTATTATGACGGGGTTCTTGACGAGATCATTTATCACGGAGCTAAATCTGCGGCAATTGGCTACATTGCTTTCAATGATTACGACTTTGCGAGAATACGACACGGTGATAAAGGAACCACGTTGGATGGAGAATCTTCGTGGTACTTTGACGGAGAAAATGTTACTGTTACCGTCAAAGGAAACCTTGCCCCATATCACCATGGAGTATTCAGAACAGGAGGAAATTACTCCTGGCAAATAAAACGCAAAATCAACCTCATTGAGGCCAGTGCCCTTGATGGAACTACTATCACTGTAGAACGTGACGTTATTGTCATATTCGAGGTTGTGGAGGAGTTCTGGAACGGTACTGTGCCATATAGGCTAGCTAGAGTCCATACAGTGCTCGTTGACGAAGCTGACAAGTCTAACGAGCGCAATGGCATGAAAGGAGTCCCAACACTAGGCCCCACATTCTTGACCTCAAATACTGTGAAACTGAGAGAAGCTAGTCAGTATCACGAAGGTCTAAAGAAGATAGCGACAGAGCTAAACTCGTCGCTTCGGCTAGTAGAGGAATACTCCAAGAAAGCTATCAAAGGAGGGGAGAAGGTTGTCGACTATCTGACAAGAGAGAGGATAGTAGCAAGCGAGTGGGTCACTCTGGCGAATCTTTACAGACAAGCCACCGGTAAAGAATCCTTCAGGTTCTACGAGTCTCAGTCATCGATCGATAAGACTCGGAACATGAAGTTCGTAAACATGGAGGTGAGCGATAAAACATGGTGGTCTATAGGCCTAAAGGTGGACAAAGTTAACTACTGTGCACCTACTGTCATCGTCAATGATCTTTATGCGAAGATCGGAGCGAAGACAGAATTTAGACAACTTGAACTTATCGCAAGCAACTATGTTGTGGATAGACCTGAGTCCGCTTACTGTTCATATGAGGCAGTTGTAATCGCTTATATGATCAAAGTAAGTGAGAGGAAGAGGGCCGAGAAAGCCCTGAACCTCTGTAAGTGTTAGGAGTCGCACACACCTTGGATGGGCCATGCCGAGTCTATCTTTGATTTACGATCAACTTGTGTGACCGTAAAATCGAGGCTAGACAAAGCAATACTCACGGACTTTTATGATCCTAAGATCGTGGGGAAAGGGCCCTATAAGGACCTCGACAAGTTGGTGTGTGACAAACAGGAACATATCGGAGGAAGGCAAATATTTCCTTTATTGTATTACCCCGGATACAAAACCCCAACGTACAAGCATCACTGTCCTTTGACCGCTAAGGCGGCAACTTATCGTGCTTGTTCTAATAAGGTTCAACCAGACCCGATAGAATTTGCTCTCTATACACATTGGTGGCATACTAAGTATGAACCCTGG